CAAAATGCTTCTGACCCTATTGTTAGAAACAAAGCACAATCTATTCAAGGTGTAGGTGCTGCTGTATATGGTTTAGCAACTTACCTAACACTACAAGGAAGTTTAACAGGATATAAAGAAAAAGATAGAAAACATAGATTTGCTTATAAATGGCAAGATGAAAATGGTGTAACACAATATACATCACTAGCACGTTTCTTTCCTTTATCAATTCCGTTTATGGTTACAGCATCAATACAAGATGCATTAGAAGAAGCAAGTGATATATTTAATGACCCATTACACAGCGCAGAACAAGAAAGATACATGGATTTTATGCGTCATATTGCAGGGTCATCATTTTCTTTATGGTCTAACATATTTGCTAGTAATTTAATGACACAAGATTTCTTTAAATTAACTGAGATATGTTTAGTGAAACAGAATGCTAACTAACTGAAGAAGGTAGCTGTCTAACATTTCAGTAAATTAGAAAGATATTTAGGAAGAAGTACAAGTAAATTAATGTACCATTAGCTACAGTCATGGCGATGGACAAATAAAGTATTTGCAGACGGTGAAGCAGAACTTAGTAACTATGCTTTAGACCATATAGAATAATCAACACCTTATGGATTAGCAAAAATTATAGATGAAAAATACTTAGGTGGTAAATTTAGATGCATTGAAAATTGGGGAGATGCATTATCACCTAGAAGATCTGACCCATTAAAAAATGAATATCCTAAAACCTGAGAGGTTTATTGTTACTAGGTCAAGCACAAGATGTTTTTCCTGTTACTAAACATTGGAGTGCTAATATGGTAGACAGTAACGGAAATAAAATTGTATTATCAAAACGGAAGCTAGAGAAAAATTAGCTACATCTAATATTAAATGGGAAAGACCTGCTTCTTTACTAAACAGCTTGGAACTAAGCTAAACCATTGAATATGAGAAAAAACTGACAGTACTATTCAATACAAACATCCGGTTACTGGAGAAATGCTAATATGGAATTTCCAGAGGGCACTACATATGTACGAAGCAATGCGTACAAGTTAGCAGGTCAAATTAAAATTAGCAGGACCAGAACTTTAAATGAAACATATCAGAGATGAGTTAGAAAATCCAAATTCATGAATTTAACACTAGATACGCTTCTAATAGACTTCTTGGCCGGTAAATATGATTGGTGATGATTACCTATTGTCAACGAATAAGAGAATTTGAAAGCAGAAGCTAGAGAGTGGATTAAAAGGCAATGCTTTGATTGATATTACACGGTAAAACCACGACAGCTAGTGAGAGCTTTAAACGTAGCGCAGAAACCATTGAATTTATGGAATAGAATGCACTGAATGAGATAAAGTACCCCCTTTTAGAAGAGATAAAACACAAATTATGGCTAATTCATTCGTAAGATACACCGGAAACGGTACAACTACTACATACGCTATACCTTTTAGTTACAGTAGATGACAGCTGATTTATCAGCTACAGTAGCAGGTGTAAACGTGTCACAGCGTACACTTTAGATGCCGCAGGTACTAACCTTACGTTTACTACAGCACCTGCCAATGGTGCGGCGATTGAAATACGAAGAACAACAAGCCAATCATACAAAATTAGTAGACTACGTATCAGGCTCAGTATTAACTGAAAGCGACCTAGACACAGATAGTGACCAAGCGTTCTATATGTCTCAAGAAGCTATTGATAAAGCGGGTGATGTAATATCATTAGATAACGTAGACTTTAACTGGGATGTACAAAATAAAAGATTAAAAAATGTAGCTGACCCTGTAGATAATACAGATGCTGTTAACAAACAGTTTATATCAACTAACATACCTAATATCACAACAGTAGCGGGTATAAGCTCTGATGTAACTACGGTTGCAGGTATAAGCTCTGATGTTACTGCGGTAGCTAGTGATGCTACAGATATAGGTACAGTAGCTAGTAACATAGCGTGATGTATCAACAGTAGCTACAAACATCAAGTGATGTAGTTACAGTAGCAAATGACTTAAATGAAGCAATCTCTGAAGTAGAAACAGTAGCTAATGACCTTAAATGAGGCGACTTCAGAAATAGATACAGTTGTTGCAAACAATATCGCTAACGTAAATACAGTTGGTACTGACATAGCTAATGTAAATGCAGTAGCGGGCTATAGATACAGACGTAACGACAGTTGCAGGAGATAGCGCTGATGTTCAAACTTCAGTAGCAGGCATAACAAATGCTGTAAGTACATGTTAGCTTCAAATAGCAGCAAACATTAATGCAGTTAATGCTACAGATCATTGCTAACATAAATACAGTTGCAGGTAACAACACAGATGTTAACTACTGTTGCAGGAGTAATGATGCTGATGTATCAACAGTAGCAGGTATTTCAATGTAAATGTAACAACAGTAGCAGGAGTATTCGGCTCAGACGTAACAACAGTTGCCGGAGTATCATCTGCGGTTACCGCAGTAGCAAATGACAGTGCTAACTGATATCTGGTACAGTAGCTACAGATATAGCTAACGTAAATTCAATGTAGGTGGTTCTATAGCAAGTCAGTTAATACGGTAGCTACATAACCTTAACATCAGTAAACAGCTTCGCAAATACATATCTAGGTGCTTCAGCTGCAACTGCACCAACACAAGACCCAGACGGTTCAAGCCTTGGATTTAGGGTGATTTATATTTTGACACAGCGTCAGATACCATGAAGGTCTATGGTTCAAGCGGTGGTTGGACAAACGCGGGTTCTAGTGTAAATGGCACAGCGGACAGATTTAAGTACACAGCAACAGCAGGTCACAAACAACATTTACAGGTGCTGATGATGATGGAAATACTTCTACACGCAATATGACGCAGGTTATGCTTAGACGTCTACCTAAATGGTACGTTAAATTAGTTAATGGTTCATGATTTTACAGCTACTTCTGGTACTTCAATAGTATTAGCTAGTGGTGCTTCAGCTTCAGACATGATATACTAAGTGATATAGCCTATGGTACATTCACTTTATCTAACTTTTCAGTATTACTGATGCTAATGATGTACCCACCTTTAGGTTCAGCAGGTCAAGCACTTAGTAGTTAATTCAGGTGTAACTTCTTTAGAATTTTCTAATGCTTCTTCAGCAGAAGTTTATGGTTTTAACAAAGATAGTAATGGAGACTTAATTGTCACTACGACTAATCAAGGAGTCAAGACAATATTTCATCAACAGACTACGCCAACTTTGATGATGTTTTATTTAGTGCGAGTGGGTTTACCTTCTCAATCTCAAATGGCGAACTAATAGCTACAATCTAATAAGGAGAAATAAATATGGCTCAAGTAAATCTAGGCTCAATTAAGTTCAAGTGGAAGGGAACTTATAATGGTTCTACAGCTTATACAATAGATGACGTTGTGGAATACAATGGTTCGTCATACATTTGTATACAAGCAAGTACAGGAAACCTTCCAACCGATACTGACTTACTTTGAACAAATGTCATCAAGCAGGTACTAATGGTACTGATGGAACTGATTTAACATCAACATTAACTACACAAGGCGATATAGTTTATCGTGATGGTTCTGGTCTACAAAGACTTGGTGCAGGAACAAGTGGTCAAGTATTACAAACTGGTGGTACTGGTGCAAATCCTAGTTGGGTTGATGCTTCTGGTGGAGATGTTGTTAAACTTGCAAGTGGAACTTTATCTGGTTCTTCAGTTTCAATAGATGGATATTACACATCAGATTATGATTTTTACAAACTTATCATAATGAATGTTTATATGGACACAAGTGGTAGACAATTTCAGTTTAGACTTAATTCAGGTGGTTCTGCTTTAACTGGTTCAAATTACAGATATGTTTATAAAGGTGCTTATACTAATAGTAGCGTATATACTGGTGCTACTGATAATCATGGTAGTCATTGGGTTGGTGATAAATTTACCACAGCATGGGATTTTAGCATTGGTACTGACAGAGGTTCACAAATAGAAATGAATATTTATGACCCATTAGATACTACTAATCAAAAATTTATTAGTTGGACAAGTATAATGGATGTTTCTGATTCTAGTCATCTTACAAATATACATGGTGGGGGTTACTACAATGGTCTTGGTAGCAGTGCATTTAGTGGTGTTACAGTATTTCCACAAGCAAATAATTTTTCAGGTGGAATTTGGAAACTTTATGGATACAGAGCATAGGAGAAAAATATGAAAAAAATAATATATAACCCAGAAAATCCAACTGGTATTGAAATGGATTTAACTGCTGAAGAAATTTCTCAAAAAGAGAAAGATAGTCAAAATGCTATTGCAGAACAAGAAGCTATTGAAACAGCTAAACAAGCTGATGAAACTAACAAAGCTAATGGCAATCAAAAGCTATTAGACTTGGGATTAACACAAGCTGAAGCAACTGCATTAACTGGTTATACACCACCAGTAGCAGAGTAATTAAAATCTTAAAATCGTAGGAGAATACTTAATATGACAAAAGCTAGAGATATATCTAAATTGCTGTCTACAGCATAATGGTAAGATAGCAGGAGAAAATTTAGATGTCTCATTTGAGAATATTACCGATACTGGTACTGAAGGTACTAAAGTTGCTACAGGTACAAGTGCTGAAAGAGGTACTACGCAAGGTCAATTAAGATTTAATACTGATACAGGATTAGCTGAATATTATACAGGAACAGAGTTTAAAGCGATTGATACACCACCAATTATTAGTTCTATTAATACATCATTAATTGACAGTAATTCAGGTACAACAAGTTCTATAACAATTACTGGAGATAATTTTACTTCAAACACTACTGTTTCAATATTAGGAACAGCAGGTGGTGATGTGACACCAGTTTCAACTACTTTTAATTCATCTACAAGCATTACAATTGTTGTTACTGATAGTGATTTTGCAAATGCTTACGAACCTTATTCTGTTAAAGTTACTAATGCTTCTGGTTTAAACGCAACTTTATCTAACGCTATAAATGTTGATACTACTGTTGCTTGGCAAACTGCTAGTGGTTCTTTAGGAACAATTGCTAATGATGCTACAGGTAATCATTTTACAGTAGTAGCAACAGACGCAGATAGTGATACAATTACTTATTCTGTAGTTTTTGGTGCATTACCAAATGGCATTTCTTTAGATAGTTCTACTGGTATTATTTCTGGCGACCCAGATGATGTTTTAATAAGTACGACCTATAATTTTACAATTAGAGCAAGTACACCAAGTGCAAATGCAGATAGAGCATTTTCAATGGTAGTATCAGCACCAGTTAATATTGAATATTTAGTGGTCGCAGGTGGTGGTGGTTCTGGTGGCGGAAATAGAGGTGGCGGTGGTGCAGGTGGATTTAGAACAGCTACTTCAAGTTTTAATTCAGGAACAGTTATTACTTGTACTGTAGGTGCGGGTGGTACTAGTAGCGGTAGCGGTTCAGACAGTTCAATTTTAGCAAGTGGATTTACAACTTATACATCAACAGGTGGCGGTTATGGTGGTAGCGGTCTAGGTGGTTCTGGTGGCTCTGGTGGTGGTTCTGGTTATAATACCTCATCAGAAGGTCAAGGTAATACACCTGCTACAAACCCATCACAAGGAAACAATGGTGCAGGTCAAAATACAAGTGGTTTTGGTTATGGTGCAGGTGGCGGTGGTGGTGCAGGTGCTAAAGGTTCATCTGGTACAAACTCTAGCGGTGGAAATGGCGGTGCAGGTGCTACAAGTTCAATAACAGGTTCTTCAGTTTATTACGCAGGTGGTGGCGGTGGTGCAGTTGAATTTAATGGTACAAAATCTACTGGCGGTTCTGGTGGTGGCGGAAATGGTGGTAATGGTTCAGCAGGTTGGGCACCTGGTACAGCAAACACAGGCGGTGGCGGTGGTGCATCATACGTTGGTGGTGGAAATGGTGGAAGTGGTGTTGTTATTTTAAGATTACCTACAGCAAGTTATTCAGGCACAACAACAGGTTCACCAACTGTTACAACAGATGGAACAGATACAGTTATTAAATTTACAGGAACAGGAACATACACAGTATAGGAAAATATTATGGCTCATTTTGCAAAAATCGGATTAAACAATAAAGTTATTGATGTTGTTGTAGTTAATAACAACGAATTATTAGACGCTAATAATGTTGAACAAGAAGTTAATGGAATTAATTATTTACAAGGATTAACAGGTTGGTCAATTTGGAAACAAACTTCTTATAATGGAAGTATTAGAAAAAACTTTGCAAGTATTGGTATGACTTATGACGAAGATAGAGATGCTTTTATATCAATAAAACCATATCCTTCTTGGGTTTTAAATGAAGATACTTGTCAATGGGAAGCACCAACACCAAGACCTCAAGATGGTTGGATTTGGAACGAGGAAAGTCAAGTATGGCAAAGCAAATAGAAATTATTAAAAATTTTTTAGACAAAGATTTTTTTAAACAAATACAAAATCTAATTTTAGTAAAAGAAAATGATATTGAAGTAGATAATGATTTTGCTTGGTTTCAAAGAAAACAAATGGTTACTAAAACTAATAAAGATTTAGGTTATTTTACTCATTCATTTTATAATAATAATCAGATAAATAGTAATTATTATAGTCCTTACATAAAACCAATTTTAGAAAAGTTAAATTGTAAAGCAGTAATTCAAGTAAGAGCAAATTTAACACCATCTAGTTTTTATAAAGAAGATGCTTGTGAATTTCATATTGATTATCCATATCAATCTAAAACTGCAATATTTTTAACACCAAAAGAGTTTAGCGAAGTCGCTACTGGTGTTAGACTTTCATCCATGAGAAACTTTGTGCTGAACGAATGAATAACATTCTAAAAAGCATAGAAGAAATGAGAAAAGAAATTAAGTCGTTAAGACAAGATGTTTCTATGGGTAAGGGTGGACTTAAAGTTATCCTTGCTATTGGAACTTGTATTGTTGGAATACTAGGATTTTTTCAACTTTTTGGAGAATGCCATTTGAAATGATAACAATGTTAGGCTCTACTGTATTAGGTGGAGTAATGAGTATCTGGTCGCAAAGTATTAAAGCAAAACAAGCAGAACAAAAAATGCTTATACAAAGAGCAGAAGTTCAACAACAAGGTTTTAAAGAAGCAAGAGAATATGACAACAAAGGCTTTCAATGGACTAGAAGAATTATAGCTTTAACTGCTGTATTTGCAATAGTATTGCTACCAAAATTAATGCCAATATTATCACCAGATGTAAGTGTGATTGTAGGTTATTTAGAATTTAAACCTGCATTTTTCTTTATACCAGAAAAAGAAATAATGAAATGGGTAACACTATCTTCTAATAGTTTGGTTATTACACCATTAGATACTAACCTAGTGTCAGCTATTATTGGATTATACTTTGGTGGTTCATTAGTTAAAAAATAATTACATGGACAGATTAACGAGTAGATAACTATGGCTAGAAAATTTAAAGATTTTGTTGTTAGAGAGAAACCAAAGAAAAGAGTACGAACACACAAGAAAAGGTTAAACAAAGATGAAAAACGAGACCATAAAAAATACAACCGACAAGGAAGACCCCAATAATTTAGAAACAGTCTTAAAAGAGTTACCACAACTATTGGTAAACCATGCTTATAAGAAATTAAAATCTGGGGAAGATTTAACAGCTTCAGAAATGAAAGTATGTTTAGAAGTTTGTAAAACATACAGTAAAGAACCTTTATCTAAAAAAGAAGATAACATTTTAGACGAAGTACCATTTGATGATGGATAAACGATTAAAGAATTTTAAAAATTTTTTGTATTTGTGTTGGAAGCACTTAAACCTGCCTAACCCCACACCTATACAATTCGATATTGCAGATTACTTACAGTCAAACGAAAAGAGACTTGTAATAGAAGCATTTAGAGGCGTAGGTAAATCTTGGATTACCTCTGCTTTTGTCTGTCATCAATTACTTCTTAATCCACAAAAAAATATTTTAGTAGTATCTGCTAGTAAAACTAGAGCAGATGACTTCAGTACCTTTACACAAAGGTTAATTGGAGAAATGCCACTATTACAACACTTGATACCCTAGAGATAATCAAAGACATTCTAAAGTATCATTTGATGTAGCACCTGCTACAGCCAGTCATGCACCATCAGTTAAATCTATGGGTATTACAGGGCAGTTAACAGGTAGTAGAGCAGACATTATTATTGCTGATGACGTTGAGAGTGCTAATAACTCCCAAACGCAGTTAATGAGAGATAGATTAGGTGAGACTGTAAAAGAATTTGATGCAATTATTAAACCTAAGTACTGGACGTATTATATTTCTAGGTACTCCACAAAATGAGATGTCATTATACAACTCATTAGAAGAAGAGGATTTAAGACAAAGATATGGACTGCACTTGTACCTAATCCTACACAAAAGATTAGTTATGGTCACAAACTTGCAGACATTATTCAAGGTAACAGAAGGAAGACCCCACAGACCCCAAAAGGTTTGATGCGGTAGACTTATGGAAAGACTATCATCTTATGGTCGTTCTGGTTTTAACTTACAATTTATGTTGGACACAAGTTTGTCTGATGCAAATAGATACCCTCTAAAGTTAAACGATTTAATTGTAGCTTCAGGTTGCTCTACATGGAAAGATGCACCTGCAAAGATACAATGGGCATCATCACCAGAGCAAATGAAAGCTATAGACCCTGATATTCCCAATGTGGGACTTAAAGGTGATTATTTTGTAGCTCCTATGATGATGAGTGAAGAATTTACAGCATTTGAAGGCACAGTAATGTCCATTGACCCTCTGGTCGTGGAGAAGACAAAACAGCGTATGCGGTGCTTAAAATGCTTCATGGAGTGCTTTATCTGACCTCTGTAGGCTCACTAGAAGGTGGTTATTCAGAAACTACTATGGCAAGACTATCTAACATTGCTAAGAAACATGATGTGAACTATGTGGTCATTGAGAGTAACTTTGGTGATGGTATGGCAACACAGTTGTTAAAACCTGTCATGGCAAAATACACCCATGTGAGATAGAAGAAGTTAGACATAATACACAAAAAGAAAAACGTATTATAGATACTTTAGAGCCTTTGATGAACTCAGTCACAGGTTAGTTGTAGATGACTTACTAATACACGAAGATTTTAAGAATGAACCTGACCATCAGTTGTTTAGACAAATGACAAGGACTGACTAGAGACAAAGGTTCATTAAGACATGATGATGCTATTGATGCTTTAGCTATGGCGGCGAAGTATTGGGTAGACAGAATGGATAGAGACCAAGTCATTATCTTATAACCAACACAAAGAAGAATTGTTAGACCAAGAATTAGAAAGATTTATGGAGACAGCCATTGGTAAAGAACCAGAAGAGGACAGATTTATATAATATGGATAATACTTATAAAGTAGACTGGAAGTTTATATCCGGTTTAGAAGGAAATAATCACCACAAAGGCTATCAGCCTACAAGTAATAGTGGTGTTACAATAGGTATTGGTTTTGATTTAAAAGACAAAACTAAAGATAGTCTAAAAGCTATGGGTTTTGATGACCTATTAATACAAAGATTAGAGCCATATTTAGGCTTAACAGGGTCTAAAGCTAAAGGATTAGCTAAGAATTTAATAATGACTGACCAAGAAACAGACACTATTAATAGATTATCTAAAGCTTTTTACACAAGTGATATAGCTAAACAATACAATAGAGCGGCTAATGGTAGTAAATTTACTGATTTAACAGCCGCACAACAGACTGTAATAGCGTCTGTGGGTTTCCAATATGGTTCCCTTAATAGAACGCCTAACTTTCTTTCTGCTGCGGTAGAAGGTAGATGGTCAGATGTTGTCAAAGAGTTAAATAACTTTGGAGATGACTTCAAGACTAGAAGGGAAACTGAGGCGCTCTATTTGTCGGACAGAATGTAATACCCAGAATATTTCATAAAAAATTCTGAAGGGGTATATCACTGTAGCGGCACCCGAGTTTCCCCCATACAATCACCAGTTGCGCTGCTGCAAGTGTCCCCTGAGTAAACTTTAAGCACACCTGAGCAAGGTATATATAGGAATGAGTGCCTTAAGAGTGCCGGCGGTATACATAAAGAATAAATAGGCGTGCCTTTGAGCTCGTCTGTTTTTTTAGTTTGGTACACATAGCATACACAAAGAATACACGCAGCATACATATAGTATACACGCAGCAACACACACTATATCTATAAAGGTTCCCGTATAAGATATATACAAGTCAATACAGTGTATACTATGTGTATATATGTATGTGTGTATGTACTCAGGGTATACTCAGAGTATATACTCAGGTGTCATAGGTGTACTCAGTACATATACACCTTATAACTATTCTAATGTAGGTATAGAATAGAGGTGTCTGTTTTTTTCTTAGTCATGCATATTATGCATAGCTGTTATGCAAATAAATCATTACTAATTATTTTTTACACATGTATACAGACAATATGTTTAATTTTTTAAAATTTTTTCAAGTGCTAACAGCAGTGACAGAAGGCTTAAGCTATGATTTTAAAAAGTTTCTGACAGCCTCAGCAGCATAGAGGTCACACGGGTGTGACAGCCCCAAATAAGTCGGACACCGCAACAGCCGCACGGCGAGCCGGTCAAGCGCTTCAGCGTCATTGCTTTGAGCCAGTACAGACAACCTATGTTTGTCTCATATTATCAATATGACTGATGAGCTGTCAGTAACAGCGAAACAAACAAAGGACGTTACACTATGAATAAATTAGATGATTATGAAAACACTTTTAAATATGAGCTAGGCGGTGAGACCGGCGGCAACTATTTAATTTATAGCGGTAAAGGCGGCGACAAGTTTTATTTGATGACGCCTTCTATTGCTTTTTTTAATTTTAAAAAAGAAGCTGACGCTTTAGCATTTTGTAATAAATTAAATGCTATAGCTGACAAAGTTAAACACACAAACAAATAAAGGACGTTATGAAATATAATCACACTATACAGAAAATACTTACTCAGCACCACGCTGACAAGTTTAAAAATAAAGTTAGTAAAGAAGAGCATTTTAGAAATTATGCCAAAGAGACTGACAAAAATAAAAAAATTGAGATGTTAAGACAAGCAGCTCAAGAAGGATGGATATAAATATGGATATTGCACAAATCAACTTTCCAATTAATGACAATGACGGCGCTAAGTTAATGGCGCCGTTGTTAATTCAAAAAGAGCTATGCGCTGAGTTTGGCGGGTGTACAGCCTATGACGGCGCCGGCTCATGGGTCAGTGATGATGGCAAGTTATACGCTGAGCCAGTTAAGATAATACAAACAGCATTTAAAAATAATTCTAAGAATAGATTGTTTTTAAAAAAGTTAGTTAAGAAATACGGCAAGATTTCAAAACAAGAAGCCGTTTATCTTGCTATTAATAACAAGGCTAATATTATCAATATTAAGTAACACTGATGAGCTGTTATTCAGCGAAACTGAGCGGCGCCTTACTTTGCCGCTTAGTCTGTTACATAAGTAACTACAAACAAACAAACCAAAGGACACTATGCAAAAACATTATTTAAGAACTACTAAAAATCTTTATAGCTGCACTGACAGCGGCGTAACTGTTTATTACTCATACGTCACACCGGTAGCAATTAGAGACCCATTTGGCGTGTTACATGTGAGCGCTAATATATGGAGCTCTACAACTGGTAAACACTTAACATGGATTGACGGCGGCAGCGCTGAAGCAAAAAAGCGTAGACTTGCACACGCTGACTTTAAAAAGTTAATGAATATTTACGGCGTAGAGCGTGAGTACTGGCTTAATTCAGGTTTTGTTAGACCTAAGACTGACACGGTGCCGGACATCATTAAGTTTGATGAGCAGTTACCGGACAGCCTGCAACTGTTAAAAATATAGTCATGGATTTGTCAGAACTTAAAGGCGTCACTATTCAAAAAAATGTAGCCCTGAGCATTATCAGGGCGCACGGCTGCGAGTGTGAGCTTGATGATTTTTACAAAAACTTAGGTAAAAAACAAACCTATTCAGCTATAAAAGTTTATCACTGGCTAGGTTATTAATAATAAACAAAGAGCGAAACATTGCGCCGTTGTAACGTCCGGCGCTTTGTCTCATGGTTAAGCCATGACTGATGAGCTCAGTAAGTTCAAACAATCAACATAGGAGCGTAGCTATATGAATATGCTATTTAAAATAATATACAATTACTTGCATCAAAAAATGCTAGCTGACGAGCAAGCTTTTAGAAATAAAAGATTAGCCGTGAGAATGAAGTTAAACAACGGTTACAGCAAGGCGGGTCATTAATGCCTAATATCGTTGTATCTAACTTTATTAATGAGCGTTGGGTTGACCGGTTGTATCAGAATTTTAATAAGTCAGTATACTTGTTAAAACCTGATGGCAAGGTTGACCCATGCAAGGTAAAAAAGGTCAAGTCAAAATACTATCTAACCAGTACTGGTAAATGGTTTAATAGTGCAGGTCTCAGAATTGATGAGCCTGCGGGTCTTGATAAACGAGCGGAGCTAAGCAAGTTTAAGTCTGAGATTGAACAAGCTGAGACTGATGCAAAGTTCCAAAAACTAAAACAAACAATAAGAGGTAATTAATATGCATGTAAGTAAATATGATGTACAAGTAATAGGTGATAAATGGAATGAAAAAAAAGATAAATATGAAGGCGGATATACAATAGTGCGTCTTAACAGTGATGAAGGTATACGTTTTAAAAAATTAATACCTTTAGTTGCTGAGCTTGACGAAGCACATGACGGCACTGAAATTGAAGTTAGTGTTGTTATAAAACAAAGAAGTTACGAGTAACACTGATGAGCCTATTATGCGTGGTGAGTGAATACCACGTGGCGAAACTAGAGCCGGTACTATCCGGCTTTAGTCTGTTACAATCTAACCAAAGGAGCTTAAACCATGATTGAACTAATACTAGGACTACCATTTGAAGGACATGTATTAATACTAGGTACAATAATAGCCGGTATAATACATGCAATGCGAACACCTAAGAAGGAGCGTAGCATTAACCCTTTTGAACAAACAACACAACTAACAGATAAACAAATCAAATCATTACAGGAGCACAATGACAGATAAAGAACAAATACAACATTTGATTGATAAGAATAATAAATTAGAGGCTGAGCTTATTACATTTAAAACTAAAGCTAATGATTGGCTTTTTGATTTAAAAAAAGCTAAGTCTGATTTACTTGAGCGTAACACTGAGCTTAACCAATACAAAAATATCAAAATAGATTGGGAGCTTAAAAAGAAAATCATATTGTTTTTACAGAAAACACAATCTGTTGAAGCGTATGACGCAATGACACCAAACCAAATAGCACATAGAGCAGCGCAGTTTATAGAGAATATACTTACATCTAAACTAGCGCCAAAGTTTGCTATTTCTAATGAGCTACAAGTTACTACTAGGGAGCCTGACTAAGGTTCCCATAGTAGATATTATAAACATAACCCACTGATAATTATAGGAGTTAGACACATGGCACGACTGATTGAGAGTATGCCTACTTATAAAGATGAAGTAGAGCACGAAAAAGAGATGAGAAACTTAGGTTCAAACAGAACTAATAAGCGTCTTCATTCTCACATTGAGAGAGAAGAGGAAAGTGTTACCAGTTATGGAAAAGTAATGGTAGCAAACACGATAAGACCTTTAGCAATGGCTATTGCTGAATGGACACAAGAACAATCTAAAAAGACAATAGGCAAACCTTCTATTGCCTTCTTAAAGATGTGTGAAGTTGAGCCTGAGATACTGGCACTAATCACTGGTAAACACATCATAAATACAATCACACAATACAAACCTTTAACAGCAACGTGCATAAGTTTAGGTGGTAAAGTTGAGACTGAGATTAGTCTTAAAAACTTTAAACATCTAAACCCTGATTTGTACCAAACAGTTAAACAAGACTTAGACAAGCGTAGTTTTAATTATACTTACAAGCGTAGAAAATTAAGAGAGAGTGCTAAACGTGACGAGGTAATGAAATGGGAAGAGTGGACAACACCTGTTAAATTACACGTAGGTCTTAGACTTGTAGAGCTTATGATTTATGCAACAGGTATGATTGAGATAGGTACTGAAACTGTTAAACATAAAAAAGCAAAGATAATCAAACAGACTGATAAAACTAGAGAGTGGATTAAAAGTAGAAACAGTTTTAATGAACTGTTAAATCCGGAATACTTACCTACAGTCATGCCGCCAAAATTATGGACGTCAGTTGTAGGTGGCGGTTATTGGACTAAAGAGCTTCCTGAACTTGAGCTTGTTAAACAAAAAAACAAGAAATACAAAAAGGAACTTGAAAACTTTGACATGCCTGAAGTGTATGACGCTGTTAATACAATGCAAGCAACACCATTTAAGATTAATAATTTTATCTTAAAAGTTATGCAAGAAGCGTGGGACAAAGGGTTAGCTGTTGGTGGTATGCCGCCTAGTACTAACTTTGATATTCCAAACAAACCGCATGACATTGAAACTAATGTTGACAGTAGAAGAGAATGGAAGAAGAGAGCTGTTATGGCTCACACTGAAAATGCTAGAATGTTTTCTAAACGTTTATTGTATGCTAAAATTATACACCTTGCACAAAAGTTTAAAGATTATGCAACGTTGTATTTTCCAGTTCAACTAGACTTTAGAGGTAGAGCGTATGCAGTACCGGCATTTTTAAACTATCAATCTATTGGTGGTGCTAAAGCTTTGTTGTCTTTTTCACAAGGTAAAGCAATCACAAAAGAAAACAAAGGTGATTATTGGTTGGCTATACACGGTGCTAACCAATACGGTGAAGATAAAATATCGTTTGCTGACAGAGTAAAATGGACTAACGATAATGAGAGTTGGATTATTGATTGTGCTACAGACCCAATGTTACATAGACAATGGGAAAATGCATCTAATCCATTTCAATTCTTAGCATTTTGTGATGAGTGGAAAAGATTTAAAGAACAAGGATATGGTTTTATTTCTAGTATTCCTGTTAATGTAGACGGTTCTTGTAACGGTCTTCAAATCTATTCTTTAATGTTAAGAGACGAAAAAGCAGGCAAGCTTGTTAATTGTTTGCCTAGTGCTACACCGCAAGACATTTATCAATTAGTTGCAGATGCAGTTAATGATAAATTAAAACAGCATGCAGCTGAAAACAAACCGTATGCTCAGTTGTGGTTAGACTACGGAGTTAAACGTTCAACTACTAAAAGAAGTATTATGACTATCTGTTATGGTTCAACTAGATATTCATGCACTGACTTTGTAATTGAAGACTTAACAAAACGTAAAGACAAGGGAGAGAACCATCCATTTCAAGATGAGATATTCAGACCGGCTAGTTATTTAGCAAGTGTCATATGGGACAGTATCGGTGATAATCTGAAATCTGCTAGAACTGGAATGGATTATCTACAAACAATCGCACGTACAGTTGCGAAACAACAACTACCAGTGCATTGGGTAACGCCGGTTGGTTTTCCAGTGTATCAGTCATATCCAGAGATGAAGTCTAAAAGAGTTAAGGCTATGTTGATGGGTGAAGTTATTAAGCCTCGTATAAATACTGAGACTGACTTAACTGACAAACTACGAATGGGTAACGGAGTAGCACCTAACGTAGTTCACTCGGTGGACAGTGCAGCTATGATGAGTACAGTTAATATTGCTTATAAAAATGGCATTACTAATTTCTGTAACGTACATGATAGTTTTGGCACAACAGCAGGTGATGTTGAAACACTTAATAAATCTATTAGAGAAGCATTTATTAAAATGTTTAGTGAGAATGATATTCTTGATAATTTTAGGAATGACGTTCTTAAACAATTGCCTGAAGAGCTACACGATAAATTACCTGAAGTTCCCGCCAAAGGTAATTTAGATATTCAACAACTGCGGGACAGTGAGTTCTTTTTTGCGTAGCATTAAAGTACCCATAGTAGAATGGAGAAACACATATGAAAAATAATTATGTTAAGATTGTAAGTCCTGAAGGCGTGTCTCAGTATGCATGGTTGACAAAACCTGATACTAAATTTGACAAAGACGGACATTACAAAGTAAATCTTGTAGTGCCTACTGACAAGGCTTCTTCATTGATTAAACAGATTGATGAAGAAATTAAAAAGAGCGTAGAGATTGCCAAAGAAAAAAACAAAGGCAAAGCTGTAAAGCAAGCAAACGCTCCGTACGAAGAACAACTTGATGATGAAGGTAAGCCAACTGGCAACACTGTTTTCAAGTTTAAAAGAAAAGCACAAATAATATCTGCTGATGGAAAAGTCATTCCATTTAAAGTAGCATTGTTTGATAGCTCCGGTAAACCTTTAATTGATGCTAACGTTTGGTCTGGAAGTGAGATGAAAGTTAGTGCTGAGTTAGTACACTGGTTCACTGCAATGGCAGGCGCAGGCGTAAGTCTGAGATTAAGAGCAGTACAAATAACTAAGCTAGTTGAAGGTGGTGCCGGCAATGCTGAAGGCTACGGCTTTGATAAAGTAGAAGGTGGCTATACAGCAACAGAAAGTGTGAACAATGTGGTACAAGAAGAAACCGCAGAAGCTGACTTCTAATCAAGTTGGTTTAAAATACGGCTTTAGGTCAGGCTTAGAAGAAGCAATTGCTTCTGAGCTTGACACTAAAAAAGTTAAGTATGAGTTTGAACAATCTAAACTTAACTATACAAAGCCGCAAAAAGTTCACACTTATACCCCTGACTTTTATCTAACTGGGTCTGACATTTACATTGAGACTAAAGGTTACTTTACTTCTCAAGACCGTCAGAAAATGCGTCTTATAAAAGAACAGCATCCTCAGTTAGATATTAGATTTATATTTTCTAATTCTAAAACAAGAATAAGTAAAAAATCAAAAACAACATATGGCATGTGGTGTGATAAGTATGGATTTAAATACGCAGACAAACATGTTCCAACGGAGTGGTTATGAGTAACATAAGAAAAGAAACAAAGTACATTGTTGTTCACTCAAGTAATACAAATCCAAAACAAAATTTAGATGTTAAAGATTTAGACAAGCAACATAGAAAAGAGGGTTTATTCTCATGTGCGTTCCATAAAATAATCAAAAGAGACGGTTCTATTCAGGATGGTCGTGATATTATGATAGCAGGCGCACACATTGAAACAGATGTTAACTTGTCTAATAAAAATTCTATTGGCATTTGTCTAATTGGCGGACAAAATGTTGATGGACAACCTGATTGTAATTTTACTTTCAAACAATACCAAAGTTTAGTTAAACTGGTAGATGTTTTAAAAGACAGTTATGGTGAGGTTGAGATTGTTGGTCATAGAGATGTGACTAGCTCCTCGTGTCCGCAATTTGATGTAAAAGAATTGCTGACATAGTTTGTTTGTGCCTACTGGGTAGAAATATCCAGTAGGTTTTTATTAACCCAAATATTAAGGCAAAAAATTTTATGGAAAATACTGACAGTACGTTTTTATATCATTCAGCATGTGATGAGTGTGGTTCTTCAGATGCTAATTCGGTATATGATGATGGACATACCTATTGTTTTTCATGTAACACACACAAACAAGGAGAAAAAGAAATGCAAACAAACGTAAAAGAAAAATGTAAAGATTTTATAACAGGTACTGTATCTGCTTTGTCTAAAAGAAACATTGACTTTGATACAGCACAAAAATTTAATTATCAAACTGGCGCATGGTTTGGAAGACCTTGTCAGATTGCAAACTACTATGATAAAGACAAACAATTAGTAGCACAAAAACTAAGATACCCTGATAAAACATTTCAGTGGTTAGGTGATGCAAAAAAAGCAACACTATTCGGACAGCATTTATGGAGAGAAGGCGGACGAATGTGTATTGTTACAGAAGGCGAGATAGATGCCTTATCAATTTCCAGAACTAATCAAAATAAATTTCCCGTAGTAAGTATTAAGACAGGTGCACAAGGCGCTAAAAAAGATATACAAAAAGAATTAGAGTGGCTTGAAAAATTTGAGAGTGTGGTACTTTGTTTTGACCAAGACGAGCACGGAGAAAAAGCTGCTATTGAATGTGCAAAATTATTTACACCAAACAAAGCTAAGATTTGTACAATGCCATTAAAAGATGCAAACGAAATGTTACTTGCAAACAAAGTAAGAGAGTTAACAGATTGTATATGGTCAAGTAAACCATACAGACCTGATGGTATTGTAGTTGGAAAAGAATTTTGGAATGAAATACAAAAAGAAGATGAGTATGTAACAGTTCCATATCCATTTGAATGTTTAAATGTTAAAACACATGGACTACGTAAAGGTGAGCTTGTTACTATCACTGCCGGAAGTGGTGTTGGTAAATCTAGTTTTTGTAGACACGTAGCATTAAACTTATTAAAAAATAATTACACCGTAGGTTACATTGCATTAGAAGAAAGTATTAAACGTAGTGCACTTGGTATCATGGGTGTTGAATTACAAAAACCATTACACTTAACAAGAGAGGGTATCAGTGAAGAAGACTTACTTAAGACGTTTAACAATACTGTGGGCAGTGGCAACTTTTATCTTTACAATCATTTTGGTTCAACAGTTGCAGATAACTTGCTCTCTAAAATAAGATACATGGCTAAAGCCTGTAATGTAGACTATGTAATACTAGACCATTTACACATGGCTTTGTCTGCATTAGGTGATGCTAATACAAATGATGAACGTAAACTTATAGATTATTTTGTATCAAAACTTAGAACGCTAGTAGAAGAAACTGGTATTGGTTTAATACTTGTTTCACATTTATCACGTACTAAAGATGGTAACAAAGGTTATGAAGATGGAGTACAAGTATCTATGAATAGTTTAAGAGGCAGTCAAAGTATTGCTCAGTTAAGTGACATGGTATTAGCCTTGTCCAGAGACTTACAAGCTGAAGATAACATTGCACAAGTTAATGTTTTAAAAAATAGATTTAGTGGTGAGACTGGAAAAGCTTGTAGTTTAAGATATGATTTAGACACAGGTTGTTTAACTGAAGTACAATCGGAGACTGTTAATGACTTCTAAATTACCTGTTAGAAAAAGAAAAGCAAAACAAGACACTGTGTCTTGGACATTTTATGTTTTATCTGCTGTTAAAAAAGCAAAAGAAAGTTCAACACCTGTAGTATTACATGTTGCTAAAGATAGCTCAGCATCCTTATTACAAGATGCATTGATGGCACTTGCTATGAATGGTGAAGATGCAGCATGGAACGTAGATATAAAAATACACAAACACATACATTAATTATGAAACTACCTACAATAACTAAAAAGACATTAGACGCTAAATTTGTTTTATGTCATTGGCTTGATATAAACTCTGATGCCTCGTGGATGTCATTAGAAAAAGCAAAAACAAGTACACCAACTATTTGTGTGAGCACTGGTTGGTTAATAAAACAAGATAAAAATGTACACATTTTATGTGGTGACATAAATTTTGAAGATGATGGTACACTAGGTGACGTTGGTAATGTAACTGTTATACCAACTATTAATGTTATTAAAAAGAAAGTATTAAAAATATGAGATACATATTTGATATAGAAACTGATGGGTTTCTTGACGTCTGTACTAAAATACATTGTTTAGTTTTAAAAGATGTAGACACTAATAAGTTTTTGTCTTTATCAGTTGATGAAGCATTAGATAAATTATCTAAAGCAAAAGAAATTATAGGACACAACATTATAAAATTTGATTTGCCTGTAATAAAAAAACTATATCCTACCTTTAAAACTGAGGCAAAAATTTTTGACACACTTGTAGCAACAAGATTGTTATTTCCAGATGTAAAAGAAAAAGATTTTCAACGTAAAGATTTTCCAAAAGATTGTATAGGAAGACACAGTTTAAAAGCATGGGGTAACAGAATAGGAAATTACAAAGCACAGTTTGATACAGACTGGCAAACTTTTACACCTGAGATGCTAGAGTATTGTAAACAAGATGTAGAAGTAACTTATAATCTTCACAAAATGATACATGAAGATATGAAATATTCTCAGCAAGCTATGGATTTAGAGCACTCTGTAGCACAATTAATTTATAATCAAGAAGTTCATGGTTTTAGTTTTAGTACTGAAGAAGCTAGAAAACTTTATTCAGAATTAAATGGTAGACGAATGGAAATAGAATACAAGTTACAAGTAATGTTTCCACCTGAAAAAGAACACATACCCTTTATACCTAAAGTAAATAACAAAGCTAGAGGATATGTTAAGGGTGAAGTATTCTACAAAGAAAAAACTATTATCTTTAATCCATCTAGTAGACAACATATTGCAGATAGATTAATTAAAATACATGGATGGAAACCTAAAGTTTATACTGATGATGGTAAGCCTAAGTTAGATGAAACTATTTTAGAAAGTTTACCATACCCTGAAGCTAAAATATTATGTGAGCATTTTCTATTAGATAAAAGAATTGGTCAGTTAGCTACTGGCGCTCAAGCTTGGTTAAAGCATGAGAAGAATAATAAAATACATGGTACTTGCAATACTAATTCAACAGTAACTGCAAGAGCAACACACTCGTACCCAAACATGGCACAAATTCCAAGTGTTGGTGTGCAATATGGTAAAGAGTGTAGAGCATTATTCACGGTTCCAACTGGTAAAAAACTTGTAGGCATTGATGTCTCAGGTTTAGAGGTGAGAATGTTGGCTCACTACATGGCTAAGTACGATAACGGCAACTATGCTAAAGTTGTTTTAGATGGTGATATACACTCTGAAACAAAAACATTAGCAGGGTTAGATAGCAGAGACTTAGCCAAGCGTTTTTACTACTGTTTTCTTTACGGTGGTGGTGTTAAAAAGATTGCAGCAGTTACAAATAAAACTGTAGCAGAAGCATCTAAGATAAAGAAACGTTTCTTAAATAACTTACCTGCATTAAACAAACTAATTGAAAATGTACAGCAAGCAGCTGAACGTGGTTACTTAGTAGGTCTTGATAAGAGACGTGTTAAAGTACGTTCAAGCCATGCTGCATTAAACACGTTGCTTCAATCGTCCGGAGCCTTAGTGTGTAAGCAGTGGTTAGTAGAGTTTGATAAAGTGATTAAGAAAATACCTGAAGCACATCAAGTAGTGTGGGTACATGATGAAATACAAGTAGAGTGTCTTGAAAAAGATGCTGAGCAAGTTGGGCAATTAGCCGTAAAAGCAATAGAAGACACTGGTAAGTATTTTGATTTAAGACTTCCGCTAACTGGTGAATACAAGATAGGAGATAACTGGAGTGAAACACACTAAAGCACAACCTCACTTTGATAAAGATTTAAAGTTTGGACATAGATGCAGTGATAGATGACTTAGGTTCTGGGTTATCAGCAGATGATTATGTTATAGCACTTACAGATAAGAATAATTTTAGAAAAGATGTTCTTCCTACATACAAAAGCAATAGAAAAGAAAAGCGTAAGCCAATAGTTTTAAATGCAATGCGTGAACACATTATGGAAAAACATAATGGTGTCATGTGGGCTAACTTAGAAGCAGATGATGTCATGGGTATTATGGCAACTGAACCTACGTTAGATGAAGAAAGAATATTAGTTAGTATTGATAAAGACATGCGAACTATACCATGCAATCTTTCACAAGATGGTATGACTGTAGAACAGATACCAGAAAGATAGCTAATTATAACTTTATGATACAGACAATCATGGGTGACAAGACAGACGGCTATGATGGTATTGAAGGTGTAGGTATTAAGACAGCAGAGAAGTTACTTCTTAAATATACTAACTGCACACTGCCTGACCTATGGAAGATAGTCAAAGGTATCTACAAAGAAAAAGGTTACACACAAAAAGAAGCTCTACAACAAGCTAGGGTCGCACACATTTTAAGACATGGAGAATACAATAAGAAAACAGGGAAGGTAAAACTATGGACGATATAAAAAAACCAATGCACTACAATCAAGGTGGTATTGAACCTATAGATTACATCATAAAAATGAAATGTCTTACTGTGAGGGTAATGTTGTTAAGTATATTTCTCGTTGGAGATTTAAAGGTGGCATACAAGATTTAAAGAAAGCTAAACAATACATAGATTTTATTATTGAGAAAGAAGCACAACCAACAGTAACAGAAACAAAAGATGATTGATTACGAAAGAGATGAGTTACTTACTGACTTCGGTAAGACAACTTTAAAAGATAGGTATTTATTACCAGAAGAAACATCACCGCAAGATGGATTTATGAGAGCGGCAAAAGCATTTTCAGATAATGATGAGATGGCAGAAAGAATTTATAACTACGCTAGTAAACTTTGGTTCATGTACTCCACACCTATTTTATCTAATGGTGGTACTAACAGAGGTATGCCTATCTCTTGTTTCTTAAATTATGTTGGTGATAGTAGAGAAGGATTAACAGGACACTACACAGAGAATGCTTGGTTGCATCTATTGGTGGTGGTATCGGTGGTTACTGGGGACATGTAAGAAGTGATGGTGTTAGTACATCAGGTGGTTCACAATCGTCTGGTTCAATACCTTTTCTTCACGTAGTAGACAGTGAGATACTTGCATTCTCACAAGGTAAAACAAGGCGTGGTAGTTATGCGGCATACATGGATATGTCACACCCAGAGATAATAGAATTTTTAGAAATGCGTAAGCCTAGTGGTGGAGACATACATAGAAAATGTCTTAACCTACATCATGCAATAAATATATCTGATGAGTTTATGCAGTTAATAGAAAAGTGCATTGCTGAACCTACCTATGATGACAGTTGGAATTTAATTGACCCTCATACAAAAAAAGTAATACGAACTGTATCAGCTAGAGAGTTGTGGCAAAAATATTAGAGACAAGAGTTGCTACTGGTGAGCCTTATGTTTCATTTATAGATACTATCAATGACGCATTGCCTGAAACACAAAAGAAACTAGGATTAAAAGTACATCATTCTAATTTATGTACAGAGATTACATTACCTACTAATGAAAATAGAACAGCAGTGTGTTGTTTGTCTTCAGTTAATTTAGAAAAGTATGAAGAGTGGAAAAATAACCCATTGTTTGTACCAGACTTAGTTAGGTTTTTAGATAATGCTTTGTCTTATTTTATAGAGAATGCACCAGAGAGTGTGTTTAGAGCAAAGTTTAGTGCGGCTAGTGAAAGAAGTATTGGTTTAGGTGCTATGGGTTTTCACGCATACTTACAATCTAAAGGTATACCTTTTGAAAGTGCACTTGCTAAAGCTCTTAACATAAAAATATTTAAAAAGATTAAACAAGAAGCTGTAGAAGAAAGTCAAAGACTAGCAATTAAAAGAGGTGAAGCACCTGATATGGAAGGCACAGGTATGCGTAATGCACACTTGTTAGCTATAGCACCTAACGCATCATCATCTATTATTTGTGGTACTACATCACCATCAATAGAACCATACAGAGCTAACGCTTATGTGCAAAAAACAATGTCAGGTTCTTTTCTAGTTAAGAATAAATACTTAGAAAAGTTACTAGAGAAAAAAGGTATGAACACTGACGCAGTGTGGCAATCTATTGTAGCACACAGAGGTTCAGTATTACATTTAGATGAACTATCTGATTATGAAAAAGATACATTTAAAACATCTATAGAAATTAATCAGCAATGGGTAATAGAACATGCGGCAGACAGACAACAGTATGTATGTCAAGGACAATCAGTAAATGTATTTGTACCTGCTGATGTAAACATTAAAGAGTTACATGACATACACATGTTAGCTTGGAAAAGAAAAATTAAAACTTTGTACTATTGTAGAAGTGAAGCAATTAAACGTGCAGAGTTAGTATCAAAAAAAGTAGAAAGAACAATCATACCAGAAGCAGATTGTTTAGCGTGTGAATAATGACAGACAGTAGTTTATTTGATATTAGATAATCCATTAAAAAAGAAAAAGAGAAAACTAAAAAAGAAAGATTATTCAATCAGCATTATCACACTATCTTGGTCATGGCAAAAATTATACGGAGATAGAAAGAAGGGACTAGGTTACAAGAATGACAGATAACAGTATTTTTGAAGGTTTTGATAAACCACGAAAGAAGAGACGTAAAAGAAAACAAAAACAATCAGTGTTATGGACTGTGTATCACACAATCTTAGCAGTGGAATTATTAATAATTATTATAATAGAGGGAGTAGAGTTATTAAGATGAGTTTATTTAAGAACGAGAGCATACTACAAACCATTTGATTACGAATGGGCATTTCAATCATACGACATGCAACAGAAAATGCACTGGCTACCAAGTGAAGTACCATTGCACGAAGATGTAAGAGACTGGAATGAAAGATTAACAGTAGAAGAAAAAAATTTAATAGGACAAATATTAAAATTCTTTACACAAGGAGATGTCGATATAGCACAAGCCTATTTAGATAAATATATTCCACAGTTTAAATCACCTGAAATAAGAATGATGTTATCTGCAATAGCTTCTAGTGAAGCAAACCATGCACATAGTTATTCTTTATTAAATGATACTATTGGATTACCTGATAAAGAATACAAAGCATTCCAAGAATACAAAGAGATGTCTGATAAACATGAGTATTTATTTACATCTAAAGGTAAAGGACTTGAAGGACTGGCTAGAGAGATAGCTTGTTTCTCTGCATTTGGTGAAGGCTTACAGTTGTTTGCATCATTTGTTATGCTTCTTAACTTCCAAAGATATGGAAGTATGAAGGGTATGTGTCAGATAGTAACTTGGTCTATCAGAGATGAGACACACCATGTTGAAAGCATGATTAAATTGTTTCATCAAATCATAAAAGAAAACCCAAATATTTGGACAGAAAAATTTAAAGCAAGTATCTATCAAACAGCTAGAGACATGGTTGACCTTGAAGATAAGTTTATTGATTTAGCTTTTCTATGGGTGGTATCAGAGGATTAAAAGCTGAAGAAGTTAAAGAGTATATTAGATACATAGCAGATAGAAGACTACTTCAACTATCTTTAAAACCTAATTATGGTGTTAAAGAGAACCCATTAGCGTGGTTAGATTGGGTATTAAATGGCGTAGAACATGCTAATTTCTTTGAGAATAGAGCCACAGAATACAACAAAGGTACTGTCACAGGTAATCTTTGGGACTAACCTTACACTTTTAGATGAAAAACGTAATGGAAGATTTAGTTCTACCTAAAAAAGTAGATGACTTAATAAAGTTATTGAACAAAGTTTACCCTGAAAAATCACCTGATTTAAAAGATGATACTAAAACTATTTATTTTAAAGCAGGTCAAAGGGACGTTGTAAATTTTATTAACACACTTAAAAGATAGGGATAAATAATATGTGCATGTCAAAGCCAAAAGCACCACCTGCTCCTGTGCAACCTGCTCCAACACCAGTTAACACTTCACAAACTGTGGGTGAACAAACTGCACCAGAGTTGGTAACAGCAAATGAACAGGATTTAGACGTGAAGAAAAAGAAAAAAGTCAGGTACTACTGCTTTAAATACTTCTTCTGGTTTAAACATAGCTACTACATCCGTCTAAATAGATGGAATATTAGGTAGTTTACAGAAAGCTCATACAGCTAAAGAACGATATCTTAAACTACAACAAGACAGAGAACACTATTTAGATAGAGCTGAAGAGTGTAGTGAATTAACTATTCCTTCACTTATTAAACCTGACGGCTTTACATCTTCAAGTGATTTATACAATCCATTTCAATCAGTTGGTGCAAGAGGTGTCAACAATCTAGCAAGTAAACTTCTTTTATTATTGCTTCCCCCAAACTCCCCATTTTTTAGATTATCAATTACAGGTGACGCTAAAAAAGAATTAGAAGAAAATAAAGATATGAAGTCTGACATAGAGAAATCTTTGTCTGTTATAGAAAAAGAAGTATCAAGTAAAATTGAACAACTTGCATTAAGAGTTAGTGTGTTTGAAGCATTAAAACATCTTATTGTAGGTGGTAATGTATTAACTTATTACCTAAAAAAGGTAGCATGAGAGTATTTCCTTTAACAAATATGTAGTTAGAAGAGATGCTTCAGGTAATGTATTAGAAATAGTTATTTGTGAAAAAGCTAGTATTTTATCTTTAGGTAAAGAAAGTATCTGCACAAGTTATTTCTGACCCAGATTATAAGTCAGATGAAGACATAGAATTATACACACATATTTACAAATTAAATGACAAAGAGTTTTATGTTTGCCAAGAAGTAAACGGAATTAAAATACCTGAAAGTGTTGGTACATTTAAAAAAGAAAGAATGCCTTACCAAGCATTAAGAATGGTTAGAGTAGATAATGAAGATTACGGCAGAGGATATGTAGAAGAATTTTTAGGTGATTTAAAATCATTAGAAGGATTATCACAAGCACTTGTAGAAAGTGCGGCGGCATCATCTAAAATAGTATTTATGGTTAGACCTAACTCTGTTACTAGAAAAAAAGATTTAGCTATACTAGAAATGGTGACATCATTACTGGTACTGGTGATGATGTAGCTGTACTACAAGCACAAAAACAATATGATTTACAAGTAGTAGAAAGAAGTATTGCTAAACTAGAAGAAAGAATGTCTTACGCATTCTTACTACACACAGCAATACAAAGAGATGCAGAAAGAGTAACTGCACAAGAAATTAGATACATGGCAGAACAATTAGAGACTGCTATGGGTGGTATTTATTCATTACTATCACAAGAGTTCCAACTACCATTAGTTTCTATACTAATGAAAAGAATGGAACAAGCAAATGAAATACCAAAACTACCTAAAGGTACAGTTCAACCAACTATTATTACTGGTATTGAAGCATTAGGTAGAGGAAATGATTTACAAAAATTAAGAGAATTTGTTGCAGAGATAGGAAACTTAGCACAGATAAATCCGCAAGTTGTTCAGGCGTTAAACCCTGATGATTTAATCAAACGTATCGCTATTGGTTTAGGGATTGATACAGATGGTCTTATTAAAATCACAAGAGCAACTAGCAGAAGAACAAGCGGCTCAAGAAGAGCAAATGCAAAATCAACAGATGGTTCAAATGGCAGAGAAAGCTATCCCACAAGTCGCAAACAATCTAACTAAACCACAATAAGGATAACAAGATGGTAGATACAAGTAGAAATAAAACAAGAAGAAACTACTAGCGAAAACCAGTAGAAGAGAATGTTACACAAAGTAAACCTGAAGGCTTACCTGAAAAATTCAACAGTGTTGAAGATTTAGCAAAGTCATATTCAGAGTTAGAAAAGAAACTTGGTGACAATCTCAAGAAACAAAAAGAAGTAGACCCAGCTCCTAAAACAGAAACCTAAAAATGATTTAGAAATTGCTGAAAAAGCAGTTGAGAGTGCAGGTTTAAATATGGAAACTCTTCTTTACAAGCAGAGTATGCTGAAAAAGGTGAGTTAGATACAAAGTCTTATGAAGCTTTAGAAAAAGCAGGTATACCTAAAGATTATGTAAACCAGTTTATTGAAGGTCAAAAAGCTATTGCTGACCAACAAGCAGATCAATTAAAGATATGGTTGGTGGTGCATGATGCTTATCAGAGATGTCTAATTGGGCGGCAGAAATATGTCTGAAGGTGAGAAAACAGCTTACAATACAGCCGTTAATTCTAAAGATGGTGAAACTGCAAAGTTAGCAGTCGTCAATGCACTTAAAAGCTAAATTTGAAAGAGCTAATGGTGTTGAGCCTAAACTTGTAGAAGGTAAAGCACAACCAAGTCAAGAACAAGGTTTCTTGTCATGGGCTCAAGTAACAGAGGCTATGGCTGACCCTAGATATGCTAAAGATATGGCATATCAAAACGAAGTTAAAAATAAATTAGCTAACAGTAACTTATAATATGTGGTTAATAGCATTAAAAAAGCTGTATGACGCAGAGGTTGCGGAGAGTACAGCAGTTATTGATACATTTTTAAAAAATTCTGTTGGTGTTGCAGACCATGATAATTTTATGAAAACTATAAAATCACAGTTTGATAAATTAGTACATGCAAAACATGCCATATCAGAAATTGATGAAATAACTAAAAACGTAACAAAAGGAAAAAACAATGTACGGAAAGAAAAAAGCTAAAGGTAAAAAAATGTTAAAAGGTGGACAGAAAAAACTACCTGCTGCATTACAGAAAAAAATTATGAAAGCTAAAAAGAAGTAATGGCTAAAAGAGGACTGTACGCCAACATCCATGCGAAGCGTAAACGTATCGCTGCGGGTTCTGGTGAAAAAATGCGTAAGGTTGGAGCTAAAGGTGCACCTACTAAAAAACAATTTAAAAGAGCGGCAAAGACAGCTAAGAAAAAGTAATGCCGGCTAAAAAATATCAGTCACCTTCCGGCGGTTTAAATGCTGCCGGAAGAAAATATTTTAAAAGAAAAACTGGTGCTAATTTAAAAGCTCCAGTCACAGGAAAAGTTAAACGTGGTTCTAAAGCGGCTAAGCGTAGAGCTAGTTTCTGTGCTCGTATGTCCGGAGTAAAAGGTGCAATGAAAAAACCTAATGGTAAACCTACAAGAAAAGCTCTAGCATTACGTAAATGGAAGTGTAGATAGTTGTGCACCCTTTTTAGGGGGCAGCTTGCCAACACATATTTAATAAAGTGTAATAACTTGACCACCTGCGGGTGACAATCTTGAATGTGAAACTGAAACATATGTAGAGGCTTTTATAAATAAACGTCATAACAAAGGAGAACACTATGGCAAATGCAAGTCCAGTATCAGTTGGAAGAGTAAATGCAAGTGGTTCGGAAGACGCTCTGTTTCTGAAAGTTTTTGCGGGAGAAGTACTTACTTCTTTTGATAGAGCTTCAGTAACTCAAGGTGCAGAAATGGTTAGAAGTATTTCTAACGGTAAATCTGCAACTTTCCCAGTAATGGGTAGAGTGGATGCTTCGTACCATACAGCAGGTGCTGAAATAACTGGTTCAGATGTAAACCACAACGAGAAAGTTATTACAATTAATGACCTTCTTTTATCTTCAGTATTTTTATCAAATATTGAGGAAGCAAAAAACCATTGGGATGTAAGAAGCGCTTACTCTACAGAAATTGGTAGAGCGTTAGCTTTCCAAAAAGATAAGCATATCTTACAAACAATTGGTCAAGCAGCACAAGCTTCTGCAAACGTAGCCGACAGCGGTTATGCAGCAGGAACTGTACTTACAAACACAGGTATTGCTTCAGCTACTGCTTCAACAGCAGCGAACGCAATGATTGATAGTTTGTTTGATGCGGCTAAACAATTAGATGCAAACTACGTTCCAAAAGAAGGTAGAAAAGCATTTATCAAATTAGAAGAGTACTACAAATTAGCAAACGGTACTAACGTAACTAACGTTGACTTCTCAGGTCAAGGTTCAATTGCGGAAGGTAAAGTTGTTAAAGTAGCAGGTATTGAATTAGTACCTACTGCACACTTTGTAGCGTCTAACGTAACTGCGGCTCCGGATGCAGGTTCAGCAACTGCGGGTGGTTCAAACCCTCAAGCTGTTGACTTATCAAACTACGTATGTTTGGTATCTCATCCTTCTGCTGTAGGTACTGTAAAACTTATGGATTTAGCTGTTGAAAGCGAATATGATATAAGAAGACAAGGTACTCTAATGGTTGCTAAGTACGCTATGGGACACGGTGTCCTAAGAGGCGAGGCAGCTGTAGGAATTAAAGAAGCGTAATAGCTTAACTTTAATATTATTAGTGGCGGTAGAGGGAGACTGAAGCCGCCGCTATATTAACTAATAGGATATTATGACTACACAGATTACACCAACTACGGAACTACAAGCGATAAACATAATGTTGTCTGTTATCGGTGAAGCTCCAGTTAACTCAATTACAGGCACTACATCCGTTGATGTAAGTACAGCAAAAAATCTTTTAGATGAAACTTCTATGTCAGTTCAATCTCAAGGATGGCATTTCAATACACATGAAAATTATAAAAACTTGGCATTAGACCAAGATAGCAAAATTCCCCTACCTTCAAACTGCGTTAAAGCTGACGCTAGTAAAAACTTTAGATACATAAATGTTACATTAAGAAATGGTTTTCTATATAATTTAGAAACACATACAGATGTTTTTACAACAGTACCAGAAGTAGATTTAGTTTTAGTACAACAATTTGAACAACTTCCAGAATACGCAAGACAATACATTACACAAAAAGCATCAAGAAGATTTGCTTCAAGATTTTTAGGTGATGCTCAAATTGTGCAATTAATTGGACAAGATGAAAATGAAGCACTTATGGCATTTCACCAAGCAGATAGTCAAGAAACTGATGTGAATATGCTAGAAGGTGATAGTAATACTTACTCAATAATTAATAGACCAACTAGAAGGACTTATTAATGGGTGGAGTAGTATCTCAGAGTATTCCTAATTTTCTGAATGGTATCTCACAACAAACACCAACACAGAGAGGTATCAATCAAGCAGAAGAACAGGTAAATTTACAAAACAATATTGTAGATGGTTTATCTAAAAGACCTGCTTTTGAATATATAGACACTATAGATGCTACTAATGTATTTCCTAACACTGTAAAGTTTTGGTCTATACAAAGAGATAAAGATAATCAATTTGTTGTTATATTTTATAATGGTGGTGTAAAAGTTTATGATTTAGATGGTAATGAAAAACCTGTTACAATAGCAAGTGGTGGTAGTTATTTAACTTCAACTAATCCTAAAGCAGATTTTAAATTAGTTAACATTGCAGACTACACTTTTGTTGCAAATAAACAAACTACAGTTTTAGCAGATACAAACACAAGTGCTGCAAAGATAGAAGAATTTTATATTAATGTTGTTACATCTAATTATGGTAGAGAATATGCTGTAACAGTACAACATCCTAATATGTCTTATGCTGTTAAATCTTCTTTACAAATGCCAAGTGGTAGTAATTTAAACCATGATGCTGTGTTTAGAGATACAGCACATATTGCAGATATTTTATTTAGAGGTACGTCTAGTACTTATTTTGATGCATCTTCAGATGCTAGTTTTAAATTAACTAGAGAAGACACAGGTGCAACTTTAAGCACAACTCAAGGATTAGGAACATCTTCGGAAGTAACTAATTATTTTACTATGTCTCAATATCCGGGTGTTATTAGAGGTATTTCAACAGATGGCAATAGTAATTACACAGTGTTAACAGCTGATGGTTCTGGTAATACAGGTATGTATTCTATAAGAGATGAAATATCTGACTTTACAAAATTACCTTATCACGCAAGTACTGACAGTATTATAAAAGTTACAGGTGAAGATGGAGATACATTATCTGATTATTATGTAAAGTTTGAAACAGATGGTGTTTGGAAAGAAACTATAGGTCAAGATGTAAGTCTTGGTTTAGATAACTCTACATTACCACATGCTTTAATAAATAATAATGATGGTACATTTACATTTCAAGAAATAGATTGGGATGATAGAAATGCAGGAGATGGTATTACAAACTCTAATCCAAGTTTTGTAGGAAACCAAATTAATAATTTATTGTTTTATAAAAATAGATTAGGCATGCTTTCAAGAGATAATTTAATTTTATCTGAAAATGCAGGTTTCTTTAATTTCTTTTCTAAAACAGTTACACAAGTATTAGATACAGACCCAATTGATATTGCAGCTTCAGGTTCTGAAGTTAATACATTATTTGATAGTGTTGCATTTAATGAAAGTTTATTATTGTTTTCTGAAAAAGCACAGTATAAATTAGGAAGTGTTGGAGAAACAATATCTCCTACAAGTGCTGTTCTTAATGAAGTATCAGCATTTGAATTTGATGCAAATGTAAAACCTGTATCAGCAGGTAAATATGCATACTTTGCACAAGCAAGAAATAATAATACAGCAATTAGAGAATACTATGCAGATGATGATACACTAACTAATGATGGTTTAGATATTACAGTATCAGTACAAAACTTAATACCAAGTAATGCATATCAATTAATTAGTAATACAACTGAAGATACTTTAATTACATTAGCTTCAGATACAGCAGATACACAAACGGCACCTTACACTACAGGTACAGACATTACATCAACTAATGGTGGTACTATGTTTATCTATAAATACTTTTTTGATAAAGGTGAAAAAGTACAAACTGCATGGTCTAAGTGGACATTTGATAATGCTAAAATATTAGGTGGTATGTCTTTTGAAAGTTTTGTTTATTTGTTAGTAGTAGAAGGAACAGATACTAAATTAATAAAAATTGATTTAAGAAATTTAAGAAACGGTACTATAGGTTTTAATATTTATTTAGATTTAAGACAGAATGTTACAGGCACGTATGATGCTAATACTAACTTAACTACGTTTACATCACCATATGGTGCCAAAACTGGTTTAATAGCAGTAGACGGCGTTAACGGAAATAACTATTCTGTTACAAATACAACAGGCTCTACCTACACTATAGAAGGTGACCACACAAATTTAATTATTGGTATTCCATATGAAAGTAAATATAGAATGTCACCTCAGTATGTTAGAGAAAACTTCAGGCAGAGGATTAGTTGCTATTACTTCTGGACGTTATCAAATTAGAAACATATCATTAAACTATGAAACTTCAGGTTACTTTCAAGTTGAAGTAACACCTAACGGTAGAAGCACAAGTTATTCATTTATGAATGGATATGTTATTGGAACAGCTACAAGTAAAGTAGGTGTACCTGCTATTAGTTCAGGAACTATTAAGGTACCCGTTTCATGTAGAAACACAGATTTTACATTAGATATTAAAAGTTCTTCACACCTGCCAATGTATATTGCTAGTGCAGAGGTAGAAGGATATTATCATAATCGTTCAACAAGGATTTAAATGACCAGAGAAAACTACGTACGACCCGCTATACTAAAAGATACTTTAGAATTAGCACCTAGAATACGCCAAGCTGACCGTGCAGAGATTAGAGCATCTAATAACTCTTCACCTTTACAAGCGTTAGTGTTTCCATTTACGGAACCTAATGGTAAAGTTTATAGTATTATAGGTACAACAGATGAAGGTGTTATAGGTATGTTTGGTGTTGCTAAATGTGCTGAGCCTGACTATGGCGTAGCATGGATGTTGTCTAGTGAAACACTATTCAAACATACAAAACAATTTATAAAAGAATGTCCGTATTGGATAGATGAGATGGGTAAAGGTTATAAATATCTTTATAACTTTGTAGACAAAAGAAATTGGAAGTCACTTAAATGGCTTCAGTATTTAGGCTTTGAACCAAAAACTGAAATAGGAGATTATGGTTTTGGTAAAATGCCATTTTTATTAATGATGAAGGAGATAAACAATTAACTATGTGTGATGCAGTATCGGCAATAACTGCCGGATTGAAGATAGCTACAGCAGTACAAGATTACAGAAGCAAAAAAGTAGTTGCAGAAAGTCAAGAACAAGCAAACGCAATAACAAGAAAAAATTCTGACCAAGCATATTTAAATGATTTAGCTAAAATAGATGCAGAAAAAGTGGCAGCAAGTAGAGAAAAGAAAGCAGAAGATTTTAGAATATCTCAAGAAAATATTAAAAAAGAAGCACAAGCATTAAATAAGAACGCAGGTAATGGCACTAAAATTATACAAGACATTGCAGGTACATATGATATGCAGTTTTTAGATGTTGCAAGAGATTATGAAACAGATGTAATTAAATTAATGTATCAAGAAGATGATGCATATGCTGCACAACAAAGAAGATATAATAGTATTAAACCTGTCGTGATGCCTAGTCAAACAGGATTATTATTACAAGTAGGCACAATTGGAGCTGAAGGGTACGCAATGAATAAAGCATTAACTAAACCAGATACAGGAGAGGTAGTAGCACCATAATGGCATATAAATCAAGAGTAACAAATAAATACATGGGCTCTACGTTTGCAGGTAGAGTAAACGCAGCCACCGCAACAGATGCAACAGATTTAATTAACATTTTAAAAAAAGACGTTAATCCTGCTATTAGCAGAATAATGGTTAAAAATGTTGAAAACAAAAAAGATGAAGCTGTACAAGAAATTAATCAATTGTTAACTACAAGAGATGCTGACACAGTTCAAAAAGAAATACTAGAAGGTAAACATCCTAATTTAAATAATAAATATGTACAAAAAACTGTACAATATCACACAGGAAGACATCAAGCTATTGATGCTATTACACAGATAGAAGCCAATAAAGATAAATATGATTTTCAAACAACTAATCTACCTGCTTTTTACAAAGAATATTTACCAAGTTTTGCAGATAAAGATGGTTCATATGCTTTAGGATTTGCAGCTGTATTTAATAATTATAAAGCTAAAGATGCTATTAAAGATGCAAAAGTAAGAAGTGATTTTGCACAAACAGAAAAATTAAAAGAAGGTGCAAAAATAGTTTCACGTACAGAACCAGAAGATTTTTGGAAAGAAGTAAACAGTTTACACACACCTCTTCCACCAGAAGAAGGTGGCACAGTCAGAAGATATTTATATACAAATAAAGAAGCTAATGATGCTGCACTTTTATTTCTTAACAACGCTATTGATGGAGCTGCAAGTACTGCTGATTTAGCTAAAATAGAAGATATTATAAACATGGACAGAGGAATTGGTGAAGGTGGAAACGAATTAGGTTCATTAAGAAGTGTTAAAAACAATCCTGATATTGCAAAAGTTATTGAAGCTTATGAAAATAAAAATAGAACATTAGCTAATGCAGAATACACAGCATCTGTTAGAGCTAAAGAAAAAGATAAAAATGACAGAATAGAAAGTATATTTAACATAGATAGAAGTACAGTTGAAGGTGAACTAGAATATCAAACACAAGTTAAAGATGCTGTTAAAGCACATCCATCTTTAAATATAACTTTAAACAGTATTGCTAAAAACAATTTAGAATTATTTGAAGACCAAAACAAAGTTGCAAATATACAAATAGATATAATGAATGGTTTATATAATAATAATGAAAATGGTTTATTAGAAGCTTATAGAGATGCATCAAACAATCCAGAAACATTGGTGTTATTAAACAAGATGCTAGTAGATGCAAAAACAAGAGAAGCAAATGCATACACACCACCATTTCAAGAAAAAGCATTTACAAATACAGTTGGTAAAATTAATAAAATAATTGTAGACTTAGTTCCTGCTGTAGATAAGAAATATAATTCACAAAAAAATCAATATGTGTCAGATTTAATTCAACAAGAAATGCAAAAAGATTATATGGAATGGTTGTCACAACATCCTAGACCTTTAAAATTAGCTGATGCTAGTGAAAAAGATGCGTGGAATTTAAAACAACAAGAGTTCTTTACTAAAACATATAATGAAAAAATACAAACATATTCTAATCAAACATGGTTAAATGGTTTAGCAGATAGAATAAACAAAGAAGGAATAGATTTAACTTCTTCTATTGACTTAGATGATATAGTAGTTGAGTATTATGAAAGTAATGTTGCAAGTGCAGTAGAAACTTTTAAACCTTTTGCAACTCAGATTACTTCACAGGCAGAAGCTAGTTTATTGTCACCTGTTACAGTGATGATGGAAAGTGCAGATTTTCAAAGATTATTAAATACAAAAGGATTTGAAAATTTTAAAACTGATAAAGTAGCACAACAGTCATTAGCAGAAAGATTAATTAAAGATTTAGAAATAGAGAATACTGACTATACTGACCAGATAAATCAAGTAATAGATAATATAAATGAAAATATACAAACGTTTGAACTTCCACAGATTGAAACATACACACCTTTAGGTTTATTTGAAAAAGGTGACAGTGTAGAAGCACAACAAAATTTCTTTGTAGATACACTTGAGCAACTTACAGGAAGACCAATAACTAAAGATTTATACAATAGAGTTCTAAGTGAAGACGCTAAGTTAAATTTAGCAAAAGCATTTAACATTAGTTCAGTTCAATTAGATGAATTGGTTAGTGAATATTTAAAATAATATAGGAATAAACAATGGCATTAGATTTAGGAATTTCTTTTACAGAAGATGATACGCTAACAAACACAGAGAAGGGTATGGCTTCTCATAAAAAGAATAGAAGAAACAGAATAGAACGTAAAAAATATGATGCTATGCAAAAAGCTGAGCGTCAAAAACTTGCACTAGACAAACTACAATCTGATGATTTTCAAAATGTATTACGTAGATATTATGAAGGTGGTTTAAGTGATGCAAACAATGCTGTTACTGGTGGTAAAGCAATTAAAGATTACACTAAAACTGAATTAATAGAAAAATTTTATCAAGACAGAATTTGGAGTGAGTACAATACAGTAGGTATTGTTAATGATGTTGGACAAGTATTAGCTAAGGATGACCAGTACAAAGGTGACTGGGCAGAGATTACACAGTTGTATGCTGACTTACCTTATTTTGGTGGTGAAACAATTGGTTTTTACAAGTGGGCTAAAGATTTTGTACCTGCATTAATAGCTGACCCAATTAACTTATTTAGTTTAGGTGCAGGTAAAATTGTTGCAAGAGAAGCAAGTAAAACTGCAATAGGTGCTTTAAGTAAAGCTGAGTTTCAAAAACAAGTAGCTAAAAAAGCTGCATTAGAAATAGGTAAGAAAGAAGCTATGTATGGTGGTAGTGTTGCTGTAGCCGCTGACTTAGCTAGACAAACTGCTGAAAAAGATGCAGGATTAATGACTGATTATAATTTAACTAGAACATTAATCACAGGTGTAACAGGTGCTGTTGCACAAGGTACAATTGGTGCCGGTATGTCCGCATGGTCTGCTAAAGGTAAAGCAGGTAAATTCTATGACAAAGGTGATGGCTTTAAGTCTGATTTTGACAGAGACTTTGCGTGGGCAGGTAGTAAAGCTGATGAAACCTTTTCAGGTAAAAATGGCAAAGTAAAAAAATTCAAACCAGAAAATCCATCTAAGAAAAATCCCAAAAGAGTAACAGAAAGAACAAGTGAAGTAGAGACGATAAACAACAAAGTTAATGAAATTAAAAGACGAACACCTATTATTAATTTATCTAAAATCAAACCAGATGATGACCATAATGTTATTATTCAAGAAATTAAAAACTCTGTAAATAAATTAGTTAAAGAAGGCAATGTTAGAACAACAGAAAGAGTTGGTCTATTTAGACAAATACAATTAAAAGCTGCTAAATTATTAGGTAAAGAAAATGCAGAAAAACTAGATGAAGAATTAAAAACAATAGCTAAAATATCACCAGACTTAGCACCTACTATTTATGCAGGTCGTGTTAACATAGTAAACAAAAGTAAAGAAGTTTCTGAAATTAGAACATTAGCAGATAATGCTGTTGACATGGATGAGAAAATTGCAGTTACAAATAAATTAATAGAAGCTTTAGATGAAAAATCTTTATTAATTAAAAACCATGTAGAAACAGTACAAGGTGTTTCTGACGCATTAAACCAACAAAAATTAATGGTAGAAATGACAGAAGCTGACAAGTTAAGAATAGAAACAGATATAGCATTAAAAGAAGAATTACCATTATTAATTGCTAAAATTAAAAAATTAAAACCGGCACAAAAAATAAAAGCTGTTAATGATTTAGCTGATATAAGTAAAAATGATTACAAAATGAATAAAGTAATTAAAAACATTAATAGAAAATTAAAACAAAAAGATGTTACTTTCTTTGAAGCTTACAATGAATACACAACAGCAAACTTACTAGGCGACCCTACTACACATGAAATTAACTTACTGTCTGCCGCAGTTAAATTTCAAACACAAATTGTAGAACAGTTTGCAGGTGGTTTAATTAGTTTTGGAAAAGGTAATAGAAGACAAGGTATAAATCAAATTAAAATGGCAGGTGATTTATTAATTGCACAAACAAGATTTTTTCAAATAGCATTTAAGAAAGCTAAGTTATCATGGAAAGCTAATAGAAGTATTGGTGATAGTTTAGAGCACAGATTTGATGGTAGACAACAAAGAAACATGGAAACATACTTTGAACAATTAAAAGCTTCTGACAGTATTATCAAACAAGTTGCAGGTAAAGCAGCCACACCGCTTGGTAAATTATCTTTTCTTACTTTAAGATTACTAGGTGCCGGTGATACTTTAATGAAAAACATTTTTAACAGAGCAGGAAGAGTTGCCAATGTTAATCAAAGAATGAGAACTTTTTATCCTGAATTATGGAAAGAAAGAAAACTATTTAACAAATCAAGTATTGTTGATTTACAAGATAATATAAGAAATACTAAAGAAAATCTTAGATTTGAAACAGCACAAGATAAACCTAATGTTAAAAGAATAGAAAAATTAAATAAAAAATTAACAGAATTAGAAAAAACTAAAGTAGAACAAACACCATTTGAAAAAAAATGGTCTGAGTTATATTATCAATATGAAGATGAGTTTGGTAATTTTAAAGAAACAAAAACATTTAATAAACTAGAAGCATCATCATTAGATGATTTAACTAAATCAGTTGCAAATGACCCTACATATATTGCTCGTAGTGGTTCATTTACACAAAATCTTAAAAATGAGATGTTAGATGCTAACCAATTTTATCCAGACCAAAAACAAAGTGGTGCTAATATTGGTGATTGGTTATTAAAAACTGTTAATAAAGCTCCATTACTTAGAGTGCTTACAAGTTTACACTTTGTAAAAACTCCTGTTAACTTATTTAAATATGGTTGGCAAGCAACTCCTATACTTAATAAATTAAACATGGAATTTAGAGCTATGCAAAATGCTTCTGACCCTATTGTTAGAAACAAAGCACAATCTATTCAAGGTGTAGGTGCTGCTGTGTATGGTTTAGCAACTTACCTAACACTACAAGGTAGTTTAACAGGATATAGAGAAAAAGATAGAAAACACAGATTTGCTTATAAATGGCAAGATGAAAATGGTGTTACACAATACACACAACTTTCTCGTTTCTTTCCTTTATCAATTCCGTTTATGGTTACAGCATCAATACAAGATGCATTAGAAGAAGCAAGTGATATATTTAATGACCCATTACACAGCGCAGAACAAGAAAGATACATGGATTTTATGCGTCATATTGCAGGGTCATCATTTTCTTTATGGTCTAACATTTTTGCTAGTAATTTAATGACACAAGATTTCTTTAAATTAACTGAGATATTTTCTGAAACAGAAGCTACTAATGAAGAAGGAGCTGCTAATATTTCTAAATTAGAAAGATATTTTGGAAGATTTACTTCTAAAAATGTACCATTAGCTACGTCATGGAGATGGACAAATAAAGTATTTGCAGACGGTGAAGCAGAACTTGTAACAGCTTTAGACCATTTAAAACAATCAACACCTTATGGTTTATCTAAAATAATAAATGAAAAATACTTAGGTGGTAAATTAGATGCATTAAATTATGGAGATGCATTATCACCAAAATCTGACCCGTTGGGAAATGAATATGCAAAACCTAGAGGATTGTTACTAGGTCAAGCACAAGATATGTTTCCTGTTACTTCACATTGGAGTGATAACATGGTAGACAGTAACGGAAATAAAATTGTATTATCACCGGAAGCTAGAGAAAAATTAGAAACTTCTAATATTAAATGGGAAAGACCTCAGTTTACTATTCAGCTTGGAACTAAGAAACCATTGAATATGAAATTAACTACAGCTATTCAATACAAACATCCTGTTACTGGAGAAACAATTAAATTTCCAGAAGGAATTACTATGTACGAAGCAATGCGTCAAGTTAAAGGTCAAATTAAAATAGCAGGACGAACTTTAAATGAAACATATCAATATGAGTTAGAAAATCCTAATTCTGAATTTAATAAAAGATATGCTTCTAATAAACTTCTTGGCGGTAAATATATTGGTGATGATTACCTATTACAACGAATAAGAGAATTTGAAAGAGAAGCTAGAGAGTGGATTAAAAGCAATGCTTTGATTGATATTAACGGTAAAATCACGACAGCTAGTGCACTTAAACGTAGCGCAGAAACCATTGAATTTATGGAATTAATGGGTGAATAGATAAAGTACCCCTTTTAGAAGAGATAAACACAAATTATGGCTAATTCATTCGTAAGATACACCGGAAACGGTACAACTACTACATACGCTATACCTTTTAGTTACAGAGATACAGCTGATTTATCAGCTACAGTAGCAGGTGTAAACGTTACAGCTTACACTTTAGATGCCGCAGGTACTAACCTTACATTTACTACAGCACCTGCTAATAATGCTGCGATTGAAATACGAAGAACTACAAGCCAAAATACAAAATTAGTAGATTACGTATCAGGCTCAGTATTAACTGAAAATGACCTAGATACAGATAGTGACCAAGCGTTCTTTATGTCGCAAGAAGCGATTGATAAAGCAGGTGACGTCATATCATTAGATAACGTAGATTTTAACTGGGATATACAAAATAAAAGATTAAAAAATGTAGCAGACCCTGTAGATAATACAGATGCTGTTAACAAACAATTTATATCAACTAACATACCTAACATTACAACAGTAGCAGGTATTGCGGCAGATGTAACTACGGTTGCAAACAATGATGCTAATATTACCGCAGTAGCAAATGATGCTACAGATATAGGCACTGTAGCTACAAACATAGCTTCAGTAAACACAGTAGCAACAAACATTACAGATGTTATTGCAGTAGCTAATGATTTAGCAGAAGCAGTTTCAGAGGTAGAGACTGTTGCAAATGATTTAAACGAAGCAACTTCAGAAATTGATACAGTTGCAAATGCTATTACTAATGTAGATTTAGTTGGAAATAATATAGCAAATGTAAACACAGTAGCAGGTATAGATGCAAATGTAACAACTGTTGCAGGCATCAATACAGACGTAACTTCAGTAGCAGGAATATCAAGCGCCATATCTGCTGTTAACTCAAATAGCACAAACATAAATGCGGTTAATGCTAATTCAGCTAACATAAACACAGTAGCAGGTATCAGCTCAGATGTTACAAGCGTAGCAAACATATCAAGTGATGTTGCGGCAGTAGAAAATATTGCATCAAATGTAACTACTGTAGCAGGTATCAGTTCAGATGTAACTTCAGTTGCAGGTATTTCAAGTAATGTAACAACAGTAGCAAGTAATAATGCTAATGTTTCTGCGGTTGGTGGTGCGATTACTAATGTTAATAATGTTGGTAATTCAATAGCTTCAGTTAATACAGTAGCTACAAACCTAGCTTCAGTAAACAGTTTTGCAAATACATATTTAGGTGCTAGTGCAACTGCACCAACACAAGACCCTGATGGTTCTGCCTTAGATTTAGGGGATTTATATTTTGATACAGCCTCAGATACCATGAAAGTCTATGGTTCTGCGGGGTGGACTGCGGCAGGTTCTAGCGTTAACGGGACTGCAAGTAGGTTTAAATATACAGCAACAGCCAGTCAAACAACATTTACAGGAACAGATGACAATTCTGCAACTCTTGCGTATGACGCAGGTTTCTTAGATGTCTACCTAAATGGTATTAGACTTGTAAATGGAACAGATTTTACAGCAACTACAGGTAATTCAATAGTATTAACTACAGGTGCTAACTTAAATGATATTTTAGAAATAGTTGCTTTTGGTACATTTGCGTTAGCAAACTTTAGTATTACAGATGCAACTGATGTACCGCCTTTAGGTACAGCAGGACAAGCATTAGTAGTTAATTCTGGTGCAACAGCTTTAGAATTTTCTAATGCTTCTTCAGCAGAAGTTTATGGATTTCACAAAGATAGTAATGGAGACTTAATAGTTACTACTACTAATCAAGGTGATGACGACATTTCAAGTGCAACATACGCCACATTTGATGATGTTTTATTTAGTGCGAGTGGTTTTACATTCTCACTTTCTAATGGCGAACTAATAGCAACAATATAAGGAAATAATATAATGGCTCAAGTAAATCTAGGCTCAATTAAATTCAAGTGGAAGGGAATTTATGCAGGTAGTACAGCTTATACTATAGATGATGTCGTATCGTACAATGGTTCGTCATACATTTGTATACAAGCAAGTACAGGAAACCTTCCAACTGATACAACTTACTTTGAACAAATGTCATCTGCAGGTACTAATGGTACTGATGGAACTGATGTAGGAACAACAATTACAACACAAGGAGATATTTTATATCGTGATGCGTCTGGTCTACAAAGACTTGGTGCAGGAACAAGTGGTCAAGTATTGCAAACTGGTGGTACTGGTGCTAATCCTAGTTGGGGTACAGTATCAAGTGATTTTGTAAAATTAGCATCAACAAGTCTTGGTTCAGATGCTAGTTATGTATCTTTAGATGGATACTATGATGACACTACTTATTCTCATTATCAATGTGAATGGAAAATAAGAATTGCTAGTGGTTCAAGTACAACAGATGCACACTTAAATTTTAGAGTAAATACAACTGGAAATCCAAATACTGCTACTGAATATTCTGGTGCTTTCAATCACTTTGGAGATAATAATGCTGGTTCATTTAATGATATTAGACAAAATAGTTTTACTACTGGTTGGGGTAAAAGAAATGAATTACAAATTAGTAATACTTGGAATGAACATGAACTTTATACTACAGATGACACTTGGAACAGAGGATTAATAAAAATATATGAACCTCAAACCACAAGTTATTATAAACAATTTACTTGGGAAAATCAGATTGGTTCAAATGGTTCTAGTTGGACAGCAGGTGGAGTTGGTCATGCCATTTATCACAGCACAACAGCTACAACAGGATTAAGTTTTCATTTTCAGAATGGTCAAAATGTTCGTAGTGGTTCAACAATAATATTATGGGGAGTTAAAAAATAATTATGAAAAAATGGCTAACAAATCCAGAAAATCCTAATGGAGTTTTGGTAGATTTAACAGAGCAAGAGGTTTCTGAATTTAATACAAGTAAAGAAAAAGCTAGTGCTTTGATGACACAAATGAGAGCAGATGAACAAGCTAGAAAAGATGCTCAAGTTTCTGGCAATCAAAAGCTATTAGACTTGGGATTAACACAAGCTGAAGCAACTGCATTAACTGGTTATACACCACCAGTAGCAGAGTAATTAAAATCTTAAAATCGTAGGAGAATAAAAATGAGTAAAGCTAGAGAACTAGCAGATATATTTGCAGACGCAAATACAGCAAACGAACTTGCTAAACTAGATGGTTCAGCAAAATTAACTGACGCTGTATTTCCTGCAACATTACCTGCAATAGATGGTTCAAACCTTACAGGTGTTGCTGAAACAAAACCTACGATTTCTAGTATTTCTCCAGATACAATAGATAACACAGAGGCTACTATTACTGTAACTGGTGCTAACTTTGAGAGTATTCCAAAAGTAGAAGTATTAAATCCATCTACAGGTATTTGGTATGATGCTACTTCAGTAACTTTTAATAACTCTACGTCTTTAACAGTAGTAATAACTTTATCAGTAGATGCTCAATACAAAATTAGAATAGAAAATCCTAATGGTTTAGCAGTATTATCTGGTACAATCTTAACAGTATCAGATGCTCCTACATGGGTAACTGGTGCTTCATTAGGTTCATTCGCAGGAGATTTCTCTGGTACACTTGCAACTTTATCAGCAACATCAGATAGTGCAGTAACTTATTCAGAAACAACTTCAGTATTAAGTGGTGCAGGAATAACTTTAAATTCAACAACAGGTGCGTTGACTACTACCGATTTTGGTGGGTCATCAACAGCCGCAACAACATACACATTTACAATCCGAGCAACAGATGCCGAAAGTCAAACAGCAGATAGAAACTTTAGTTTAACTTCTAGCTTCGGTGCAACAGGTGGGTGGACAATTTAACTAATGGCTAGTACATATTTAACAAGAACACCAAGTTCAACAGGTAACCAACAAATATTTACCTTTAGTGCATGGGTTAAAAAGAGCAAGTTTAAGTTCTGGTTAATTTTTTTTCACAAGGTTATGATGGTAATAACAATAATATATTATATTTTAAATCTGGTGGACAATTAAGTTTATGGAATTATCAAAGTGGTTTTCAATATTTAGTTTCTACTGAATAGAATATTTAGAGATACTTCGGCTTGGTATCATGTAGTTGTTTCAATGTTGATACTACACAAGCAACATCTTCTAATAGAGTAAAAATTATATGTTAATGGAGAACAAGAAACTCTTTTTCAAATAGCTACAATATCCATCTCAAAATACAAATTTGTTTAATTAATGGTACTGATTCATTTAAAGTTGGAAGTTATTGGAATGGTACATCATTTTGATGGCTCAATGTCTCATGTTCATTTCATAGATGGCACAGCTTATGATGCTTCAGCATTTGGAGAAACAGATGCAACAACTGGAGAATGGAAAATTAAAACTTCTCCAAGTGTAACTTATGGAACAATGGTTTCTTTATTTTAAAAGATGGTAATTCAGTGTTACAGACCAATCTGGTAATGGTAATAACTTTACAGTTGGTGGTGGTACACTTACAAAAACAGAAGATTGTCCAAGCAATGTTTTTGCTACATTAAATCCTTTAGATAACAGAGTTATTATATGGTGATGATGGAAAAAAGCTATATGGTGGAAATCAAGTACTTCTTATGGTAGATAGTTATGGTCAGCAGGAGATATTATTGGAGTAGCAGTAGATTTAGATAATAATTAAATTTATTTTTCTAAAAATGGTACTTGGCAAAATAGTGGTGACCCTACAAGTGGTTCTACAGGTACAGGTGCTTTATACTATCTTCTCCATCTGGAACAAATGATGGTGCTTTTTCATTGATTGCGGTGATAGTAGAGATGGTAATACTTCAGTAAGAAGAATGGCCTGGAACTTCGGCAATGGCTACTTCGGAACAACAGCAGTATCTAGTGCAGGAACTAACGCAAGTGGAAAGGAATATTTGAATATGATGTACCAACAGGCTATACTGCTTTATCAACAAAAGGATTAAACTTATAATGGCATACACAACAATTAATAAATCTATCAGATTATTTTAATACTAAACTTTATACAGGTAATGGTTCAACACAATCTATTACAGGAGTAGGTTTTCAACCAGATTGGGTTTGGATTAAAAAAGAAGTACAACTGGAAATCATAGAATTACATGATGCAGTTAGAGGTGCTACAAAAGCAATTTATACAAATTTAACTAATGCAGAAACACAGAATCACAAATTTAACAGCTTTTGAATAGTGATGGTTTTACTTTAGGTAAGTGATAATGGTGGAAACAATAATTAGTGATCTTTTGCATCATGGAACTGGAAAGCAAATGGTGCAGGTTCATCAAATACAGATGGTTCTATAACCTCAACTGTTAGTGCTAATACTACAAGTGGATTTAGTATTGTTAAATATACAGGTACATGGTGCTAATGCAACAGTTGGTCATGGATTAGGTGTTAGCACCTAAAATGATTATTACAAAATCTTTAGGTTCAAGTGCTTGGGCTGTTTATCATGAAAATTTAGGAAATACTAAATATTATTTAAATACTACTGCAGCAGAATTACTGCTCTAATTTTTTTGGAATAATACTTCTCCAACATCAACATGTATTTTCTGTTGGCACAGATAGTGCAGTAAATGGTAGTGGAAATGATATGATAGCCTACTGCTTCGCAGAGAAAAAAGGATTTAGTAAGTTTGGAAGCTACACAGGAAATGGAAATGCTGATGGAACATTTGTTTATACAGGATTTAAACCTGCTTTTGTTATGGTAAAAAATGCACTGAGTGCTACTGATAATTGGTGGCATATGAAAATGATAATAAAAGAGACACAGCTTACAATCCTTTTGGAAAATGAACCCTATCTATTTGCAACACCCAAGTAATGCTGAATGCAGAGGCTACAGGAGGTTTGCAACAGATTTTTATCTAATGGTTTTAAATTAGAACTGAACTGGTGCAGGTTTAAATCTTCTGGTGAATCATACATTTACATGTGCATTTGCAGAAGCACCCCTAGTTGGAACTAACAATGTACCATGTACAGCTCATGGCTAAAAAGAATAATCTTAAACAGTTTGCTGACGAAGCAACTGGAGTAAGACTTTCTTCACATGAGAAACTTTGTGCTGAACGAATGAATAACATTTTAAAAAGCATAGATGAAATGAGAAAAGAAATTAAGTCGTTAAGACAAGATGTTTCTATGGGTAAGGGTGGACTTAAGGTTATTCTTGCTATTGGAACATTAATTGTTGGTATTATAGGATTTTTTCAATTTAAATAAAATGATTGATAGATGGATATATAATTTTTGCGGTTCAATAGATAATTTATTTGAATGGTTAGAAAATTTATTTAAAAAACATGAGAGACACAAAACTATTAGAAAAGTATCACGAAACACAACAACAAAATAAAAAGCAAAATCAATTGTTAAAAAATTTAAAAAAAGAAGTAGAAACAGGTGCTAACGGAACGCAAAGTTACATTATTAAAAATGGTGTAAATGCAGGAAAGAAAGTTAGTAAATGTTTAAAATAGTTGCATTACTTTGTGTGCTAAATGTTAGTGGACAGAATTTATGCATGACAGGTGATTTACCTTTAAGTGGTAAATTACAAACAGAAGAAGATTGTAACAATACAATATTAGCAATCGGTCAGGCTGTAAATGAAGAATTTATAGAAAGACAAATTTATATATCAATGAAGTGTGAAAAACTAGGAGATAATGCATGATAATATTTGGAGATACTCCAACTTTTTGGAAAAATAAAGCTAAAATTTATTTAATGAATACAGACAAAAGAATGTTAACAGCATTTATTTTATGGTCTGTATTTTTATGGTGGTTATAATATATGCCATTTGAAATGATAACTATGCTTGGCTCTACTGTATTAGGTGGAGTAATGAGTATCTGGTCACAAAGTATAAAAGCAAAACAAGCAGAACAAAAGATGCTTATACAAAGAGCTGATATACAACAAAAAGGTTTTAAAGAAGCTAGAGAATACGACAACAAAGGTTTTCAGTGGACTAGAAGAATTATAGCTTTAACTGCTGTTTTTGCTATAGTATTATTACCTAAATTAATGCCAATATTTCAACCAGATGTAAGTGTTATTGTAGGTTATTTAGAATTTAAACCTGCTTTTTTCTTTATACCTGAAAAAGAAATAATGAAATGGGTAACACTAT